ATGATGTTTGTAACTTTAACTCTACGGTAGTAGGTGTTTGCGTTAGCAGTCAATGCACCGCCACCAGCAGTAGTTCCTTCTGCGAATGGGTTAGCAGTTAGACCGTAACGAGTCTTGAATCCAATCTTAGGTTGGAAAGTCTGCTCACCAACTGCACGAACCATCTGTAGTGGAACATATGGGCAGTAGAAAAGGCCAGCATCATAAGGTGATGTGCCTTTGTAACCTACAGTGTAGTATTGTGAAGCAGCACCGTTGCCACTGTATGGGTCAATATACACTTTGAAACGACCGTTTAGAACACCAGCGAAAGTGTTACCAGCATCGTCAACCTGTAGGTTGTTGTTAAGAGCAGGAGATGTATCAAGAACACCAGCCATTTGAAGTGCAGAAGCAACATCAGATGAACAGATGATTACATTACCTTTACCTCTACGAGTCTGCTGTGCGATTGCGTTAGCATCTCTTTCAAGTTGGAACATAAGTCCTTTGAACTTCTCAACACTCCAACGGCCGTTTGAGTCAACATCAAGGTCGAATGTGCCAGCAGTTGCAGTATCAGTTTGAGCACCAGGCTTCGCAACTGTGTAGATTGTTCTGATAATCTCACGGTTGATTTCAGCAAGGATTTCTGAAGAAAGGATGTTTGCAAGTTCTGTCTCAGCGTCCAAACCATGAATCGCTTTCAAGTCCTGTGCAAGTTCCATTGTGTATTCTGCTTTAAGAGCTCTTGACTTAGCAGTAACAGTCTGCTTCTCGATTGAGAACGCCATTTCTGCGAAAGAGTTACCAGCAGAGTCACCAAGTGCTTCTGCAGCAGCAGTAGACATACCAGAACCAGAAGTATAAGTTCCAGCAGGTGAGTCGTTAAGAACAGCAGGGTTAGTTCCCGCTTGAGTTCCAGTTCCTGAGAAATCTGAATCTGCTTCATTGTAGAATGCTTCAGTTCCAGACTGGTTAGTGTAACGAGAACGCATAGCGAAGATTAGTCCAGTAGGGCCAGTCATTGGTTGAACACCAGCGACATCGTATGCAATCAAGTTAGGCATTGAACGGCGAACTAGTGAAATTAGGATAGGATCCCAATTGTCAACAGCAGCACCAGTTGCGTTAGTTGGAGCAGCTTCGTTGAGGAAACCTCTGTCTTCACGAAGTGCTTTTTCTTGGTTTTCTAGGATAACTGTGGTTACAGCCTTACGATAAGAGTCTTTGATTTCAGGCAAATCATTGTGCTCTAGGACTGGCTGCCACTTTTCCTGTAGATGTTCTGTTTGGAACATTTTATTTCTCCTTATTGAGTTTATTTATTACAATATTTATATAATTTAGATTTTTGAAAGAACATTTCTTCCGCAACCTAGATTATTTTGCTCGCTTTACATTCTTGCTAATGGCATTCATGTAAGCGGCCATTGCACCAGTTGTATCGAAGGCATCCGAACCATCAGATTCAGAGTCTACAGATTCAGCGATAGTGGTTGACTTAGGGAAATAAGATTCCTTAAGCGCATTGAGTTTCTCAGTGAAGGCATCTTCACCAGTAAACTCTACTTCTTCTGCAAGAGACTTAAACTTCTCAACCTCTGTATCGGCCAAGTCGTTTGAGACAGATGCGAAGACTGATTCACGAACTAGTTTATCATTTACTTTCTTCAAAGCAGCAGACTTTTCAATTTGTTCGTTAATCTTAGACTCTAGTTCGTCAATCTTTTCAGACTGTGCTTCTAGAATGTCATACTTTTCGTCTGGAACATCAATGTAATGTTCTTCAAAAAGTGCTTTAAGTCCAGAGATGAAGTCTTCTGCGATTTCACCCTTGAGACCACGCTCAATTGCGATTTCGTTTTCTTTCATCCACTCTTCCACAACATAGTTCATGTAAGAGTCAACTTTTTCAGTCAATTCTGCTTTCACAGCTTCAACTTCTTCAGCAACTTCTTGAGTTTTTTCAGACTCGATTCTTGCAACTTCTGAACGAAGTTTAGACTTAACCGCAGCTTCAAAAATAGTTGCAGCCTTGTCTTTGAATTCCTCAGATAGTTCTTCACCTTCTGTAAGTGCAGAAACATCTTCCGAAACATCTACAGATGATAGACGGTCTTCCAAAGTAGATTCGTCAACTGACTCTTCTTCTTCTTCTTTGTCTGTCATCATAGCATCGTATGCTGCTTTAAGGTCAACTGCTTTCATACCAGATAGTTTTTCAATCATG